TGCACCTGTGGCTCCACGCTCACCAGTAGCACCTTTTTCGCCTGTAGCACCAGGAGATCCTGTTGCACCTTGAATGCCTTGTGAACCTGTTGCTCCCTTTTCGCCTGTAGCACCAGTAGATCCTGTAGCACCTTGAATGCCTTGTGAACCTGTAGCACCAGAAGATCCTGTAGCACCTTGAATGCCTTGTTCACCAGTAGCACCCTTTTCGCCTGTAGCACCAGGAGATCCTGTAGCACCTATCGGTCCGGGAACAGTTGAATCTGCACCTGTGGCTCCACGCTCACCTGTAGCACCAGGTGATCCCGTTACACCTTGAATGCCCTGTTCACCTGTTGTTCCCTTTTCGCCTGTAGCACCAGGAGATCCTGTAGCACCTTGAATGCCCTGTTCACCCGTAGCACCTTTTTCTCCTGTAGCACCAGGAGATCCTGTCGGTCCAATCGGTCCTCCCGCCGGTCCTGTTGCTCCCTGTTCACCTGTAGCACCTTGAATGCCCTGTTCACCAGTAGCACCCTTTTCGCCCGTAGCACCAGGAGATCCTGTAGCGCCAGTCGATCCAGTTACACCAGCAATACCCTGTTCACCAGTAGCACCCTTTTCGCCCGTAGCACCAGGAGATCCTGTAGCACCTTGAATGCCCTGTTCACCTGTTGCTCCCTTTTCACCAGTAGCACCCTTTTCGCCTGTAGCACCTTGAATGCCTTGTGAACCTGTAGCACCTTTTTCACCTGTAGCACCAGGAGATCCTGTCGGTCCAATTGGACCTCCCGCTGGTCCTGTAGCACCAGCAGGACCAGTCGGACCTGTTATACCTGTTCCACCGCCGCCAAAAGATACCAATCCCCAAACAAGATCGTAATCAACATTACTTGCTTTTATCAAAGCATATCCACTTAAACCACCAGTAGGTACACCAAATCCTGTAGACCCACGAGGACCAGTTGCTCCCTGTGGTCCCATCGGACCAGCAGAGGCTGCACCAACCGAAGAAGCAACAATCATAGATGGCGACTGTTGATTTATCACCAAATTGGTAGTATTACTAGTCGCAGTCAAAGAATTATTCTGCGACAGATTAGTAACGACTACTATGACTGTGTTATCTAATTCAGACATCTGTTATGGTCTTGTTACCGATGGTGCGACTTCAAACATTCCCTCAAGAAGCCTTTGAGTTTCACCAAGAGTATTGGTTATCTTGAAGTCATAGAAATGTCTTCCTTCTGGCACAAACATCATCGTATCATCGTCAACGGTAATCATAACTCCACCAGTTACTCCCGATTGACCTGTCAATCCTATCCCAAAGGTAATGCCACCAGATCCTGTTACACCCCCATCAGAAATAACAAATTCGCCTGTGGAGCCTCCTCCCCAGACGCCTTGATTTGTTATTCGTAAAACTGCTTGTGGATCTCCCACTGACCGTCTAACTTGCATCTCTCCACTAAAACCAGAGAGGTCGATGCCGACCCCCGCTCTGGTCTTATACTGAAGATGGAGTTTTAGTGTACTGCCTTGCTCGGCGTAGATATCGTATTTTGATGCTGGCATTTCTCCCTCTCATCTCTTGGCTCTTTCCTTGAATTTCTTCTTGTATTTAGGTTCAGAAATGCTGAGAGTTGTCTGATTTGGGATAGGAAGGTTAGGCTTTATATTAGAATTCATGCTGCTTGGAATTCCAGGAGATACAGCAACAGATTGGTTCATCTTGCGGTTATGCTCTGCCAATCCTGCTTCAAACTGACGCAATTCATTCACTTTCTTCTCATATTCAGTAAGGTTTGTCTGTATTCTTTGAATTTCTGATGGGGGAACCTTTCCTTCGGAAAGAAGTTTCTTACTTGCAAGATATCCCTCTTCAAACGCATGAACATAATAGGCACAAGATGCCAATTCGTCCAGAAGTTGCCACTCATAGTTATCCTGAGATATAAACAGAATATCGTGCTTGGGGATGGGAATACCAACCCCAACCTTAGCATAGATGTATGCTATGCGTGGATAACCATTGAGTCGATAGATGCGGGAAATATGAAACAGAGGCTCGGAACGGCAAGGGCGGAAGTTATATGAGGCAAGGAAGAGATTGATAACCTGTTCCCAGGGTTTTTGCTGCATCATGGCGATGATGGCAAGGCGGAAAAGAGAATAGTACACTTCTTCTTCCCATCCACCCATCTTTGCACGCTTTTCATAAGCCTCGAATGCTTTTTCCCACTGTTGTGAATCAAAGTAAGATTGTGCAAGATAGAACTGATAGCGAGAATTGAGAGGATCTTTCTCCATAGCCTTCTCCAACACCACTGCATCCCGTGCATATTTCTCTGTTGGGGTGATTCCCTTATTACGAGCACCACCTTCAGTACGAGCCTCGACATGGTAACCAGGAACATCCAATTTAGCAAGAGAAAGATCAGGCTTGCTTGGGCAATGGGCATATTCATGGAGAACACCCTCGTACTTCCAACCAATTCCTATCTTAAAGATCTGATTACGCCACCATTCGAAATTCCCACGCTTGATACGGAGAGAATAACCATCATAATTAAAGTGATGTGGGAACTGCATCTCTCCAACAAGATAATCATCAGCGTCAATCATCCAGGCATAATCACCTTTGCCTACGCATAGATCAAGAGCCTTTGTACGATTAGTGGCAAAGTCCTCCCACTCATGTTGATGCAATTCACCGGGAATACCCTTCTCTGCAAAGTAATTCTTGATGAGTTCTTGTGTACCGTCAGTAGATCCAGTATCGCATATCACCCAGTAGTCGATAAACTTATAAAGAGAATCGAAACACTCCTTGATGATGTGTGTTTCGTTTTTTACGATCATTGAGAGGACAATCTTCTTCTTTTGACTCATGGTATAAATTCCTTTTGCGTTACCATCCTAAGAATGGTTCTTTTTTCTCTGTTTTTACTAAAATTTTCGAATAGGGGTATAAGGATTTGAATTCTTGTTCTTTACTAATGGATTCTCTAATAGCGTCTCCACGATTTATGCAAGAAGAATACACAGCCTCATCATTTATGTAGACAACAAGATAACACTGATTGTTATCAACTTCCAAATCTATCTCTCATATCCAAATCTGCTGTTGAAAGATTTGCCTTTTGAGCAATCTGATTTAATATCCATTTGTATGTCTTTTCGATACCATGTTTAAGAGGTTGACTTGGAACCCATCCGATCTTTTCCATGTACAATTTATTGTCCGAATTTCTTCCTCTTACGCCAACAGGACCACTTATGTTTTTTACTTCTATTGATTTACCAGAAATATCAATAACCATCTTTGCAAGATCATTGATCTTAATCATTTCTTCTGAACCTATATTAACAGGACCAGTGAAGTCGGACTCCATCAGTTTTCGTGTTGCCTCTATACACTCATCAATATACAAGAAAGAGCGTGTTTGTTGTCCATCCCCCCATACTTCTATAGAAGAACCGTTTGTTTCTGCGACTTTTCGACAAAGAGCCGCTGGTGCCTTTTCCTTCCCACCACACCAAGTACCTTCAGGACCAAAGATATTGTGATATCGTGCAACACGAACTTCGATACCGTGATTTCTTTGGAAAGCAAGATAAAGCCGTTCACTGAACAACTTTTCCCATCCATACTCAGAATCGGGTGCAGCAGGATATGCCGAATCCTCTGAGCATTTTGGATTATCAGGATCTTCTTGATTATATGCAGGGTACATACACGCAGAAGAAGAATAAAACACCTTTCCAACTTTGGTTGAAAGGCATCTCTCCACAACATTTAGGTTTATTAGAGCAGAATTGTGCATAATGTCTGCGTCATGTTCACCAGTAAAGATATAGCCAGCACCACCCATATCCGCTGCCAGTTGATAGACTTCATCAAATCTAATATCAAATGCTTTATCACATAATGTCTGTGACCTCAAATCGCCTATGACAAAGTGATCTGCTTCTGATTTTGAAAACTCAGGATACTTTAGATCAACCACACGAACCCAGTATCCTTCTCTCTTTAATCTTTTTACAAGATGCGAGCCTATAAATCCACCACCACCAAGAACCATTGCCTTTTTCATACCATATCTCCTTACTTTCAGATTTCTTTCAGAAACAAGCACAGTATGTATCATATGCAGACTGAACTTCCGTTGGAAGAGTATAATCTCCACGGATTAAAGAGTATGTGTTTCTATAGCCTATGATTTCTTTTTCTAGATTAGTGACTAAATCTTGTACATTTCTCTCTTGATAAACAGAAGCAGAAGAAAACACAACACCGCATTTCATTTTTTTCTGCAAGATGTATGCTCCCCAAATATCGTCCATTCTTCCAACATGGGGAAGTACCATATAATGTCTCAACACTTCTCTGGATAAAAATGTGTTTTGGCTATTGAATGGTGCAATAGTGTTTGCCGCATATGGTTCAGTAACATTGAACTTAACTATTGGTTTTTTAGTCAAACGACACATTGCATCTATATCTGGATCTCCATCCCATAAATCTGCTTGAACATCTACCTTTATCTTCTTCTTTCCAAGATACACCACATCATTTTTCTTATTGAGTTGTTGTATCGGAAACCCCCTATGCCAAATATCTGAATGATTTGTCACACTCAATGCATCAAACACACCAACAGAAGAAGCATCATAGTAATCAACAAAAACTTCTTGTCCAACGAGTAATTCTTTACCCCAATTGTCGTATGGGATATTATCATCATCGACAGTAGCGACTATATCTGCTCCAAGATGATATGCCTCGACAAATCCTATATTTCTGCGCTGAATGCTTCTCCAACCAATAGCATTACTCAATGCAGGATATTTTTTCTCTTGCTCATCTGGATGCAAGTAAATGCAGTTAATTTTTTCGTATTCGTGATGCGGTGTCTTTGTGTCACCAACAACAATGAGCGTCCAACCTTCCATCCTAGAAAAACGAATTGTTGCTTCTGTTGGTTTTTGAATAGTAGTTGTTACGATGAATTTATTCATTGTTTATAAACCTATTAACAAAGTGTTGTGTTGTATATCTCGATTTTGCATACTCTGCTGTTTGTTTTGCCAAATTATTGTATTTTTCGAAATTAGACAATATATGCTGTATCAATTCTTCTAGTTCTGACTTATTTGAAAAGTAAATAAAGTGTTCATTCGGTATAAACAAATCTTCAACTATATTGAATTCATCTTTTTTACACAACATAAACGATCCGAGCATTGCAGCCTCAATCACTCTTGCCTTGTGTTGTGTCAAACTGTTATTCACTATTCGTGTACAATTCAGACTTTCAAATAAATCTTTCTCTTTCCCTCTTAATCCCATGTCCAAATAATTATGCACTACTGATATTTTTGCTTTAGAATTTAAAAGTAACTTTTGTTTATATGAGGCTGAAATGCCTCCATTATTTGCTACTATGATTCCATTAAACTTATTGATTGCATCTTTTATGTCCAACATATCCGCTTTGATATGACCACTATAAAATACATCATATTCTTTGCTATCAGAATAAACAATATTTTTATCATCAAATGGGAAAAAAACTGTCTGATACTTCTTATATCCCAATTGGTTGTTTCTATGTTCTGTAAAGAAAGGATCTATGCAAAATATTTTACTGTATCTTTCTTCATTTCTCAAACCTAGTCTATATCCTTCTTCTGTCATCCATCTATTTGGTAATTCTAAATCAAGAAGATAGTGTAGATTTTCGGGATTAGGTGTTTGAGGATAATGACAGTCCAAATGAAGAACAACTTGATCGTTATTTGTATAACAATCTTCAAATCCTAAATTAAATATAGGATCGTCAGGAAAAGTTTTAGAATTATTGACGACCTTTAACTTATTCATAATTTCAGTTTTTCTTGAACACAGTCATTGTGTATATGGTTTCCAGATATTCTAGTCTAGAATCTTGTATTAATTCATCTGCAAGTTTACTAGGTCCAGACCAAAAGTGTGGTCCACCACGGTTGCAAGCAGAATCGTGCAGTACAATAATGCCATCTTTTGCAACAAAAGGAAACCAAGAATCAAAGTCTTGTTTAACTGCTTCGTATGTATGATCTCCATCTATAAACAAATAGTCAATGGATTTTTCCCAATATTTGGCAACATTGAAACTGTAATCCTTTATGAAAGAAAAATTAGGGTACTGCTTTTCTAGTTGCTTGATTTTATCTTCGCTGCCTATCAAATTAGCATTCATTGAGTCTGGTATGATTGGATCAATGCCAGTTATGCTAACATCTTTATTTGCTTTGCAGAAGATTTCTGTTGTTTCTCCGTTCAGAACACCAATTTCAACAATTCCAACTTTTGCTTTTTGAGCATAGTAGAAATGCTTATTCTTTTCGTCTATATTGTTTCCAACAGAACTGTAATTTTTCAGATTCATTTTATTTACCTCAATAGATTTTTAACTGCGTTTATACACTCTTGTTTATTGTCGAAATAATGATCGAAATAATGATTTGTTTCTATTCTTTCGATGTTATTTTTATGGAATACCCAATTATATGCCGTTTGTTCTGAACAATGCCATATTTTTGAGTTAACATCCGTCACTCCACTAATATCAACATTTACCATTTCATTGCAAATGTTTATAGACTCATCAATAAGATGATGGTTGTCTTTATGTATACCAAGTATACCGATATTGAATCCATGAAACTTATCAGTACCCAATACGGTATTACATACTAACTTTTCTCCCCACCGAGGATCTCCGTCAGCCACAAATCTCTCATACTTCCAAACAAAGGCTCTTTGTTTATCCAAAACCATATCAAATGGTCTTTTGAGAATTACATCATTGTCTAGTTTTACAACATTATCTGCTTTGTAGTATTTGTTGTGCTTCATTAGCATTTGCAATGGATAAAATGCATATTTCTGTCTTTTCCACTCTTCCAAATCTTTACTTCGTTCTTCTAAAACAAGACTCTTAGTTTCTACTTTGTATTTCTTCACTTCATTGTAGAGCATATCTACATCATCTGTGAGAATAGTATATTCTGTATCTGGATTGTGATATAAAACTGAAGCAATAGAGGCAGAAGAATATGAAAATATTCTTTGCTTATTTTGATATATTTTGTCTGCCCAAAATCTTCCGTTCTTTGCTAGACAATTGATATTGTAATCAAATACTAAACCTAAAAATTTAAAATTCATGTTATACCCTTTTGTTTTTGATAAAGATTGCGTCCCCCCAAGAACCTCCAGCCCAAGAGACATCAACTAACGAAAAATTATGTTTACCTAAAAGAAACTCTATGTGTTCTATAGTTTTTGTATTGAGATACAATAGAGGTTTCTCTTTCGTGATTCTATTCACCTCAAGCATTACAAATTCAATATTCTGAAGTGTATTTGTTGCTCCCAACAATACTTCATACTCATAACCTTGACAATCAATATTCAGAAAGTTACAGTCTAAAATATTAAAGTCATCCAATCTTTTGACTTCCACTTCTTCTCTGCTCGAAAAGGAAATGTGAGATTTTAATTCTACTGAAGGTTCAAGGATAGAAGAAGCACCAAATTTATCCTCGTCTTCCACATAGATAAATTCACTTTTTTGTTCGGAGCCTATGGCACAATTATGAAGAAAGATATTCTCTCCTCCAATCACATTTCTTTTTAGTATTTCGAATGTTTTCTTCACTGGTTCAAAGTAATGAATTTTATTGATACCCAAAGAACGATATAGGCTATCTTCTTCACCAAAGTGTGCTCCAACATGAATAACACCTGTGATATTCATACCAAATCTCTTAATTAACTCATTGATGTTCAAGATCATATAGTAGAGTCCTCATACCAATCTTCAAATATATTACCAGAACACTTTACATCGGGAACAACCAATTTATAGCCCAAATCAATAAGATACTTTCTGCTATCCGACTTGATAGTTTTTCCATAATCTCTATAGTCATCATGTTCATATGTTATAACATTGAATCTATATTCATTTAGCGGAAGCAATTTCAAGCATTTTAAAGTTATCTTCGGCGGATCTAAATCTAAACTCAAATAATCTAGTCTTTTTTCTGTTCTATTGTGTCGTTTGAGAAGTTCATCAAGTGTCTTGGAGTAATCTAGAGTCAAAGCATCGTGTAGTAAAAACAAACACTTTCTACCAGACTGCCACAAATCCTGATGTTGATTCAATAAATCAACTGATACACCATCCCAATCAAATTCTTTTTCTAACAAAAAAGTATTACTTATTTGCCAGGGATGCCACGCTCCAAGTTCCAAAAAAAGCCCATTTCTCTTATAGTTTAAAGTTTTTAAAACAAATAAATCTTGATTTGCTTGAGAATAGGATTTCAAATCATTCATCACAACTCTCCTCTTTGAGATTTATCTATCTCATACTTTGCAAATATTGGTTCCAACAAGTCTCCGTACTCTCCAGTGTTCCACTTTCCTCTAACAACAGCAGTTGCAATATAAGGAAACACAGAAGAATCGTAGTGTCCTCCTATTTGTCTTTCTCCGTTGTAGTGATATAGCCCATTCATATTTAGGCTGTTCATGGCGAGTGTATATTCCCAATTTTCCTTGAACTTTGCACAGTTTGCTCTTTCATAAAGGCGTACAAAATCTTTTTTCTTCCATATTGTTGGTTGCATTGAGAATGCAGTCATTGTTTGATGAGTGCTACCAGATTCAGAAACAAGATAAAGAGTATCTGTGTACTTGATGTCTGTAACATGACCACACTTTAGAAGCCTAACAAAAGAAAAATCCGTGTTCTCCAACACAGAAACATAATCATTCAACAAAGAAACATCAACTTTATCGTATAGAAAGAAATCTTCTTGCATATAGATAAAATAATCTGTATCAATATTTTCATTGATGCATTTAATCATCTCTTGGCAATACATCCCATTATCATCATAAGAAACAAATCTATGTCTACCATAATCTTCATAGGATTTGTTTGCTGCAACAGTCGATGAAATATCCGATAAATATAGATCCAATGAATCCAAATAAGGTTCCCATAGATCAATACAATTTGTGTGTGTGTATGTAAAAAGAGAAATCATGTTGTTCATTTTAAATCCAAATGCAAACTTTATTGCAATCATCTGACCCGTGTAAATAACCACGCTTGAACCCTTCAAATCCCAACCAGGGATTCAAAGTTGATCCTATATCAAGATATGTATTCTTCTGATTGTATTGCCATAACTGATGTGCAAGTATATTCCCAAATGGACCCGCACAGAATAGGTAGAGTTCTCCTTCTGTGTTCAGATCTTTCAATTTTTCTATCAAGTCAAGATTTTCACACCAAGCATTGACTCCTATTGGAAAAAATCTTTCTACTCTAAAGGGAAGATTGTCTACTATCGACTTTTCGTTTGCAATAAGATTTACTTTCCAATTGCCATACTCTGGAATAAACTCATTTTTGTAATACTCATAGTTTGAATTTACAAAAATATTCGCAAATGTAAGATTTTCTTCGTCTTGACCACTTGCTTCTTTCATTCTAAAAAATTCTTTCCCCTGACAACAAGGGCAACTAATACCAACATAATAAGATGGATGTCTGTAACGAAACGAATTTATCAAAAGAGATCTTGATATATTTTGCCGTGAATCTGGCACAGCAACAAATTCTCCATTGTTGACAACACCTCCACACATGGCAGCCCATTCTCCATCAGCATATTTGCTAAATGCAAAAGAAGTACGGCTTTTTAAGCGTATTAAGAAATTTTCTATTTCATTACGAAAATACTTCATTATACCAAACCTTTCAATATTAGAGCAATTCTTTCAGAAGATCTTCCATCTCCATAGGGACATTCTGCATTAGTGATTGGATCGTTTTCCAATCTGAACACCATTTCTTTTAGTTGTTGTGGATTTGAACAAAGAACACTAAACACTCCAAGACCATCTTCTCTTTCTGTTTTCTTTCTACAAACAATGCTCTTCTTTTTAAAGAAAGAAGATTCTTCTTGTATCCCTCCACTATCGGTAATGACAAATCTACATTCTTTCAGTAACCGAATCATTAGATTGTGTGGAAGAGGATCGACAACCTTTACGGCAGAAAATAAAGATTTGTATACTTCCGTATCTGTGCTTGGATGTAAAGGAAGAACAAACTCTAAGTGTTTTCTTTCTTGTGCAATTTGTTCTATAAGTTCAAACCACTCTCGCATTTGTTGTTTATTCTCTCTTCGGTGAAGAGTAACCAGAACTTTATTTCCATAAGTTATTTCATCTCTGTATTTCAAAAGAGAATCAAGAACGGTATTCCCAACAACATATTTTTTCCCTTCTATTTTCTCTCTTTCTAGATTTTTGAATCCAGAATCTGAAACACAAAAATGATAAGAAGCCATAACAGATATGAAACGCCTATAAGCCTCTTCTGGAAATGGATTCTCTACATCATATGTTCTTAATCCCGCTTCTATGTGTGCAATAGGTATCTTTCTGTTAAAAGCATTCAGCGACACAGCAAATGCTGTTGCTGTGTCTCCTTGAACCACAACAAGTTTAGTGGCAACATCTATACTATCGTCACTCAAAATAGAAGATATTACGGAATTTAATCTATTTGAACACCCTTCAGTATTGAATAATTTCACAGATCTATCACAATGAAAAGTAGAAATGAGATCAGTGTGTTGAATTACTTTAACTAACTCAACAGACAATCCCATTTCTTTAATTTGCACATATAAAGGATAAACTTTGATATATTCTGGTCTTGTTCCATAGTAAATAGAAATCATGCTTTTCCTTCTATCAATTGAAATCCATCATCAACTGCCTTTGACAGATAATATCCCATCATCTGTCCAGCACTCATGGGAATTCCATTGACCATATATCTATTCATTGATATCCCTTCTCGACTTGTTCCATAAGGTTCGCCCTTTGTGCTGCCCCATAAAGATTTATCATTCATAGGATGAGGAGGAACATATACACCACAATCAGTGTATTTTTGAATCATATGGGCAAAGTGAATATCTTCTCCTACTATGGGAATTTGATCTACAAGGGGCATTTCTCTCCACATTACAGGAAGCATATCACGGTGGAAAAACCATGAGTGACCAACAATGTCAACTTGTTTCGTTTCTTCGTTTGGATTGCACCAACCAACTCTCTTTACCTTTTCCCAAGTATAGTGCTTATCTCCAAAAATAACACCAACTGTTCCTAAAAGACCTGGATTGGTCTTGTATGTTTTAACACAATTCTCAATCCATCTCTCTCCAGGAATAGTATCATCGTCAAATACACAGATGTATTCCGAACGAGAATTTAGTGCCAAAGCAAATCTTGCCCAAACTCCTAGATTTCTGTTACAATCAACAAATATTACCTGATCCTTTAATTCTTGTGGAATAGGATCGCTTTCTGCTTGATTTTTCCAAACAAAAATTTCAGACACTGGATGTGTCTGCTTTTTGATGCTTTCCAATTGTTCTTTAAACCAACGGGTTCTCTTATAGCAATTTAGTATTACCGTTATTGTTTCCATTAGTTTTTCCTATAAAATCTATTATAATGACTATGTACACCATCTCCTGAACTATAAACCATTGAATGAGTTTTCAGTATATGTTGATGTAGTGCATCGCCTCTATTAATTCCTTCTGTATCAGAGTCCATCTTTGATAAGAAATTATGAAACTCCATAGTGATGTAACGAATTTTAGTCAGGTCTTGTCCGATAAGAAAATCATACTCGGCTCCTTCTATGTCAATCTTCATAAGGTCTATTTCTTCCTCTTCAAAGAAAGCCAAAGAATCAGACAATAAATCTTGAAATGAAATAGTCTCTACCTCTTCTGCAATTCCTACATCAATCCAACCTTCTACAGATGGTCTGTCTTTATAGACAAATTCAGTTGTTCCAAAAGATCCGCTATTACTTAGTTTTCCGTTTGAAACGAAAGGACGAAGTTTTAATTTATCTCCGCTTCTATTGTGAACAGCATAGTTCATCAAAAACACTCTTTCTTTCCCAAGATCGGAAAGATTTTGCGATGCTTGCTCTATGTTATACAAACTAGCATCAACACAATAAAACTTGTTTATTCTATGTTTCCATGCATTTACAAATCCGCCAACATTACAACCCACATCTAAGCAGTTATCAATAGTTTCATTTGGAATTTGATATCCACGGCATTCCTCCGTTACTTTTTGATACCAGTTAATTTCATTGTTTCCGTTCATATTCACCTCAATAATCAAAGCCGCTTCCAGGTGTAGTTCCCCAATATTGACAAGCATACACCTTACCATTACCCTTGTACTCAAGTCCATTATAGTGCTTTGGTATGAAATAATGACTAGGATATATTGTTAAAGAGTTGTAACGCATGGCGCAAACTGTTTCCGTAAGAAGCATTGGTCCTGTTATCCTCCATGTTTCAAGAGGATGATAGTTCATATCTGGTCTTTGTCCAATTCTATTCAGCATTTCCCAAAGAAACTGATTTTTTGGAACACTTGCAAGGTATCCATTCGACATCAAGCCAGGACGAAGAAATTCGTTCTCCCAACAACAGAAAGCCTCATTGTCTGCAAGATCATCGTCTAGTGGTCTAATACACTCCGCATCAGCATCAATAAAAAAACCTCCCTCTTGATGAAGAAGTTGATAGCGCAGAATGTCGGCTTTTCCTGCAAGAGATGGGCATTGGTCAAACTGACGCTTGACCCAAGAGTTTGGCATATTGGCTTCTGTCCACAACTTGTGTTCCCAAGTTGGATTCATCTCACGCCATGTATTGATGAAACGATCAGGGCGTTTCGATTGATCGCCAAGCCATATTTGGTGGATTATCTTTGGTATCATAATATAAACCTCAATGTTCTAAAGTTATCTCTTTCCCTTGTCCTTACCTATGTGGTATTTAGGCTCTAGTGTCCAGTCTTTCTTATCTGAGAATGGAAGAATCTTTATTTGATTGATTTCGCACTGTGGTTTTGCTTTAGTTTCATCGACCACCTTCACAAGACCCCACTCTTGGAGAAGCGTTGCAATCTTGTTTCTTCTGGCACGATCTTCTTCATCGAAGTTCGTTGGAAGACCATCCAACGCAAACAGTTCTTTAAAATGCGTAATATAGTATTTACCACGCTTATGCAGTATGTGACAGGATTGCCACAATTTCTTGTCTTTATTTGAGCAAACTCCCATACGGGTCAGTGTTTCCTTTACCTTCAAGAAGTTATCAGGAGAAATCAACTGTACTTCTAACAAGTCTTCCACTTCAATATCAATATACTTTTCCTCTTTTTCACTCATGTTACCACTCCCTGTATAAAATAATAACCGTCTTCATAATATGTATGAAAACGGTCATTTCTAACATTTAATGGGGTGGAATCTTGGAGTATTCTTCTAATATCTTGACTATATCATCTTTTTCTAGTAACTTTAAATATTCGTCCGCTTTCTTTCCAGAGACTCCGTATAACCACATCACTGCTTGCTTCTCTGTGCTTTCCTCGGGAGCCTTTAGCCACGGAGAAAATCTCTTCTTCTTTCTAACAGAATGAAAAAGATAGTCATAGTGCATTTTTCGATCAATAACCATCTTTGAATTTAATTCATTTGCATGGAAGATTGTATCAGGAAAATTAGCAAAACAACGAGAAACAATAAATGGAACATAGTCCCTTTCGTTATCCCTGTCAATAATCGGAACCTTTCCGGTATTGATAGAATTTAGAATATCACCAAGTTTAAGTTTCACTGAAACTCACACTCCATCATCAGATGAACAAGAGCAGCAGTAAGATTGATTTCTGCATCGGCTACAAATGCTGCCTTGTATTGGTAATCAGAAAGAATAAGAACAGCCTGTGGAATTGACTCTGCTTGGAAATATGTGTATAGGTTATCATAGATCTGTCGGAAAATACGGGACTGATCGTTGTCTAGATTCTGTACTACCCACTTGCGAACTTCATTGAAGTTCTTCTGCTTCATGTAGCCTACAAGTTCCTTTGTCTTGATCTCTCCGACAACCTGTAGAATACCTACATCAATTTCACCACCAACAGAATACCTCTGTAGTTCATTGAGAACCTTACGGAAGTCAGGAAAATACCGCATAATGAGTTCTGCCACAACCTTCTCATCATACCGAACCTTCTCGTCCTGAAGAATTCCCTTCACACGATCCATGAACTCCTTTGCCAACTTTGGCTTCTCCTTTACAGGGATGGAGAATTCCACAGTTGTGCATCGGGAGTGCAGAGGCTCAATGATTCGATTCTTGAAGTTACAAGTAAGAATAAATCGGCAGTTTGCCGCAAATTCTTCAATGAATCCACGGAGTGCTGGCTGTGTTGATTGTGCATTGGAGTAGTCAAACTCGTCAAGAATCACAACTTTCTTTCCACCGTTTAGAGAAACAGTAGAAGCAAAGTTTCTGATTTTTGTACGAAGAGTATCAATGTTTCCATCTTCAGAACAGTTGATAAGCAGAAAATCACAACCCAACTCATCACAAAGAGCCTTTGCAATAGTTGTCTTGCCTGTTCCTGCTGAACCAGACAAGAGGAGGTTGTGAACCTCCCCCGTGTCTACCATCTGCTGAAATGTGTTCTTGATGCCTGATGGCAACACACAGTCTTGTACACGCTTCGGACGATACTTTTCCACCCAAAGCAAATCCTGCAAATAAGATGCAGTCATCTATTACTCCTGTTCTTCGCCAGTCTTAAAATCCATTGCAATGAAATACTTCAAATTCTCTGTCTTGTGTGTAAACCGAGAGACAATGTTCTTTGAAATCTCTACAGTATAATCACCAGGAATCAACTTCAGAGTCTCGACCTTGAATGAAACGGAGAAAGGAGAATTGCCTGTGCAAGAAATCTCAACAGAAAAATCGTTTGAAAGAGGATCACTCTTATCAAAGAGAATCGCATGAGCCTTACCCTTGCCATTGGACTTGATCTTCAAATTAGGCAACTGCATGACTGCGGATGCCTTAAGTAATTCAGAAAGTCTCTGTGCAGTAAGATCAAACGATCCAACAATGTCAGGCATCGACAGTTTCTTTGTAACCGGCTGAACAACAGCAGGATCGGAATAGAGAATCTTTGCTGTCGCTCCACTTGAACCCGTAACAATCACCCTGTCCTTTTCAAAAGACATGGCAGGATCAGAGTGAAGAGAAATAGAAGACAAGAAACGATTAAGATCTGCGATACGCACATCATGTTCAAAGTTTTCTTGAACTTCAGCCTCTGCCATGATGTTTTTTGTTGGCGAGAGAGTGATAATCTTATTACCACGCTGAATGCAGATACTTGGATTGATCCCTGCAAAGTTCTTTAGAATTTCATTCGTTTTCTTTGAGATTGTCATTGTATTTGTTTCCACAGAAGGCATTCTATTATCTCCTATAATTCCTTTCATCTTCATCTTCAAACATCTCTTCTATTTCATCAAGATCACCCGAAGCAAGAACATCCTTTATGTTCTGTTTAAAACTTGAGCGACCATGCTTTTTATCTGCGTGTTTAGCCGCTTTACGAGCGGCTTGACGGTCATCATCCCATTCACGGTTATGACGGTGATCTCTGCTCATTTCACATCTCTATCCTTTCTACTAAAACTCATCTATACACTCCATAAGATTCTTCAATCTATGCTCAATAAAATAGTTGAGCAATTTGGAGCGTGAGGAATCAAGAGGTTCCTTCCACTTATTTAGGATCACCTCTTCGATTGGAGCAGGAATCATCGAAAGATCAATAAGAGTTTTGTTCCTCTCCCAGTTCTTCTTCACAGATTCATCAAAGAAAAGATTATCAGAACCCAAAGATTCTTGAAGTTCAGAAAACTTCTTTTTGGTAATAGGCTTCTGTCGCTTTTCTTCGCAAACAAAACAATCGTCATCGGAAAGAACATTAGGAACACCATCACCAGAGTCTCCACGGATGATGTGTTCGTTTAGGGTTCCAATAGGATCAGGACAAACAACCTTAGCCTTTGTGGTTGGAGAATATTGCTCTACGCCAGCATACTGCTGCAATTGTGCGAAATCTTTGTCTGAAGAAACAATAAGGATACGCTCTTGCTTATGGAAGTGCTTGCACAAAACTGCAATAATATCATCTGCCTCGCAGTCGTGGATTCGCATATGCTTGTAGGGAAAGTTATCCCGAACTTCATCTCTTATCCTACTTAGGATATCAAATGCACGATCCCATTTTTCCTCTTGACCTTCTCTGTCTTTCTTGCGATTAGCCTTATAATAGGGAAACACGCCCTTACGCCAAGAATTTGCATCTTGACACAGAACTAGTTCACCGTACTGATCTTTGAACTTTGATCGGTACATTCTATAGGTATTTAGTGTAATGTGACGAACAATATCCTCATCAATGGAGCCAATGTCACGGACTTGAGTGAAGATAGTAGAGAGAACAAGTTGTGTGTTGTCTATTAGAATCATTTAGGAATTTTCTTTGAAACCAAGATTACTGTACTTGAGTTGACTCTTCCATTTGGTTTGGAAGGCTTCGTCTTTATTGAACTGAATCTTGATTGAATCGTTGCATATCCTGCATCAGTAAAGATGCTGATTGTTTCTTTTGGTTTTCTCAACTTCTTTGATTGTGATTTTGATTCATCCCAATTTAGAATCGAACAGCCCTTTACGCTAAACCCATTTTCTGCCGACACATAAAGAGTAAGAATTCTTGATTTGGTGTTGTATGTTAGCAGAACAGATGCACCAAGTATATCCTTTGGGTCAACCGACTGCAAGCCCAAAGCATCATCTTTTTGAAGATACTTTAGATTCTTCACCAAACGAGAAGGATCAATGGGCTTCTTCTTTCTTGATTTCTTTGGATAAAACTTATCAAGAAAAGATTGCACTTCTTCATACGAGTCGCAAACAAACTTATGATATCTTGTCAATTTTTGCTTTGTAAGATATGAATATCCTTCTCTCTCATAAGAGTTTGGTTCATCTACCGCTGTCTGTAACTCAGTACGACTGCGCTCTAGTGTGTGGAGAACATCTTCCGCCACAAATTTAGAAGCCCGTATAGCCTTCAGCCAGCGACCAACATCAACTGATGTCTTTCCTTCTTTTAGGATTTCTATCAATGCCTTATC